GTACAACAACTACTACAACTACCACTACTACTACAACAACAACTGTTCCTCCTCCACCACCTGAACCAGAGCCTGAGCCTGAGCCTGAGCCACCTCCAATAGTTACAATTATTATGGATGATGGAACTGAAGCTGAGTATGAAGAATACGAAGTTGAAGATGGTACAGTAGAAAGAGATAATGAAAGAGCAGCTAACTTAGAAGATTATGGTTGTGAATTAACTGATGCACAGATTGAACGAGGTGATTGTGATGTTGAGATATATGAAGATGAGATATATGAAGAAGAAATCTACGAAGAAGGAGAGGAGCTTCTTGATGACAGCATTATCATACTTGAAATTTCAGATGATGATGAACTTGAAATCATTGAAGTCATTGAACTTACTGAAGAAGAGATACTTGAGATTGAAAAGGAGATGGAGCTTGAAGCTAAGGAACTTGAAATCCTTGATGAAGAACTTGAGTTCCTTGAGGATTTTTCTGAAGAAGAACTAGAAGAATATGTAGAAGTAATCCTTGAGATTGAAGAATACATAGATGATATAGAAGTATTTGAAACAGAAATAATTGTTATTGAAGAAGATATAAATCTAATAGATATATTTATTGCTAATGATTTATTCCCACCAGATCCAGAGGATGTATTAAAGGATATGGAATCTGTACAAGATCAGCTAAAGGAAGATGAAGAAGTTATAATTGTTGAGGAAATTATTGAAGAAATAATAGAGGAAGAAGATGAAGTCTTTGAAATATTTGAAATCTTTACAGAACAAGATGATGAACAAGTTCTTTCTGAGGAGATGGTTGAGGAAGAAGTTGCAGAGCTAGAAGAAGTTATAGAAGATATTATTGTTATTGATATACCTGAAGCTACCGAAGAAGAGATAGAAGAGTTTACTGAAGAGGAGTTAGTTGAGTATGAAGAAGCTAAAGAAGAAGCAATACAAGAGTTTGTGGAAGAACTTACCGAAGAAGAAGTTGTTGAAGTCTTAGAAGAAGTCAATGACATTGGTGTACAGAATCTATCCGAAGCCACAGAAGAAGTACAAGAGATAGTCCAGGCTGTAGTTGAAGAAGCTATTGAAGATATAGAAGAACTTACTGAAGAACAAGTAGAAGTTGTGGCTGAAGTACTACAAGTAGAAGCAGAAGATGTTGAGATTATTGCTGAAGCTGTTAAGGATGATGAGATAGTAGCTGAAGCAGTAGAAGAATATGTTGAGAGAGCTGTAGAAAATAAAGATGTAGAGAACTATACACTTGCTGATGTTGTTACAGAGGTACAGTACGAAGCATTCTTAGAAAACCCAATAGAAACATTTATAGATTTAGATTTTGAAGAGATAACTATAAGTAGCATTGGTGATGATATGACACAAGACCAAAAAGAAAAAGCACAAGAAGTCGTAGTTCCTGTAATCTTGACTAGAATAGCTAGTATGGCTGCGTTTATATTTAGGAGAAGTTAAATGATTAAGAAGTTATGGTCTTGGTTAGTAACAATAATTAAAGAAACACTAAACCTTAGTTGGACTTTGGTTGGTTTAGTTATTGCTACACTTACACTAACTGGTTCTGCCCAGCAAGTTACAGGATTAGCTACTATAATTACATTAGCTATATGGTTATTAACCATTGGTTTTAGAAAAGGAGAATAGCATGGACTGCTGCGGTAGTGGTTGTTGTGGTGGTAAGTAGTGTGCTGTTCTTATGTGAATGACAAAGGCACACACATAAATATATGTAACTGTAAGAATGGAGGAATAGGTGAAACTCACAGTTGTTAGAACTCAATTTGGAACTGATGCGACCAATGGAATTTTATTAATTGATGGTCAATTTGAGTGTTATACATTAGAGGACCAATACCAGGCAGTAAAAGTTATGCACGAAACCTGCATACCAGAGGGTACATACGATATAAAGTTTAGAACTGTTGGTGGTTTTCATATTAAATATGCAGAGAGATATGGTAATGCACATTATGGTATGCTGCATTTACAAGATGTACCTAACTTTACTTACATACTTATACACGCAGGTAATACAGATGAACATACATCAGGTTGCTTAATTGTAGGAGAAACACAACAAGATTTAGACATAAGTGATGATGGATTTATAGGACATTCAGGCAAGGCTTATCTAAAACTATACAATAAAGTAGCAAAAGAGTTGTTACTTGGTAAAGAAGTAAGCATAGAGTACACAACTATAACTAAGTTACTAGAAAAACCTGCATCAAGTGCTTCTACTGATGATGTAGTATTAGCTAAAACAGTTATGGAAAAGTTAGAAGAAGTTAATGGTAATGTGTTAGTAGGAAATGCTATGTTGAAAGGCAGGATAATAAGATAATGTTTGATAGAATAAAGAGAGCAAGAAACCAAGATGGTACGTTCAAGAAGGACGTTTGGTGGACACCTTGGTCTGATTCATGGGAGTATAGAATGAGTGAAGACCTTAAAGATATGTTAGAAAGAACACTTTGGACATTTGTTGAAGCATTTTTAGGAGCATTAGTAGTGGCACCATTAATTTCTGTTGACGCAAATACACTAGAGTTAGCTGCGCTAGCTGGTGGTGGTGCTGCATTAGCAGTCGTCAAGACATACGCAAAAAAACAAATCACTAAGTAATTTATAAATCATATATAACCTTCCTTTAACTATGTATAATAGTTATAACAGGGAGGTTATATGACTAACAAAGTACCCGAAGAATGGGGTAATAATTTTTATAAATCTGGATGGCAACCTGGACTAGAAGTAAACGAATCTACTGGTCAAGGTGAGATTACACACGTTGGGACCGACCCAAACTTTAGAAACAAATACGAACAAATATTACGTGACTGGGGATTTGACCCAAGGTTATATGAGATTGTAGATACAGTGAAGGCAAGCTCCTGGCAAGTTCAACTAAAAGGTGGGAGAACTGAAACATTCTTTGCGTTTAAAGGTGTAGTACGTAAGAAGAATCCTGGTCAAGATAAATATTTCAAAGCATTATTCAAACAAGCTGGTAGAAAACCACCTCTTAAATTAAAAACTCATGGTGGTGACACAGCATTCTTATTTTTTATGGCTGATTGGCAACTTGGAAAAAAAGATTACGGAGTTGAGAATACTATTAAACGATATGACATGGCTTTGCAAGATGCAATCAATAGAATTAAAGAGCTGCGTAAATCAGGTGTACAAATAGATGAAATATATATGATAGGATTAGGTGACCTCACAGAAAATTGTACTCCACATTTTTACGAGAGTCAGCCACACAATGTTTCGTTGTCATTGATTGAGCAATATGGATTAGCCAGGTCTATGATTATGAAAACAATAGATACATTCTTACCACATGCAGATAAATTAATTCTTGCTGGTGCGCCAGGTAACCACGGAGAAATGACCAGGACCAGTAAAGGTCAGGTTGCTACAAGTAGATTAGATAACTCTGATACTATGCACTTACAAATATGTGAAGAGATTATGGCTGCTAATAAAGAACGTTATAAAAATGTAACAGTAGATGTACCAGATGGTTTTCACCAGGTCATGACTATTAAATCTATACCTTGCGGTTGGACACATGGTCACATGACTGGTGGTGGTGGAAGTAATCCAGAAGTAAAGATAGAGAAATGGTGGAAGGGACAGATGTACGGATTCTTACCAATGAGTGACGTACAAATTTTAATTACGGGTCACTACCATCACTTCCGTGCAAAGCAACAAGGTGATAGGACTTGGTTTCAATCTCCTAGCTTAGATAAAAGCATAGACTTTACAGCTAGGTCTGGTCTTTGGTCCCATCCAGGTGTACTTACATTTACTATAAATAAAAAAGGATGGGATAACCTAAAGATTCTTTAGGCACTTACTGGTACGGTAAACTTTGGGTCACCGTATGCACGTACTAAAGTTATTAAATAAGACAATACTTCATGTGAAATAGTATCACTAATATTATCAGAGTGGTCAATGAATACCATAAGGTTACGCAGTAATGCGTGTACCCTGGGATTGTTTATCTCCCACATATCAGATTCTTTGATAGCATCTTCTATCATCATATCCATTACCATTGTTACTCTTCCTCTGGACTATCTAGCTTCATCTCTACTGCAGCCATGATACCTAAGAGTTGTACTCTTCCATCTTGTGCAGTTATAGTTGCTTCTCTAAATAGGTTTACTTTGTTAGGTGTTTGTCTTGTTAATAATTCTTTGATTATAACAAGTGTATCTATATCTTTTAAGTCCGCCATTAGAACGGTGCCTCCTCATCATCTGTTAATCTATACATAGCCACATTACCTCTGTGATTATGATTCCAATACTCGTGGTCTCTGCATTGTGCAGCTTGAATACCGTAACCCATCTTACGTAGGTCTGATATTCTTTGTGCGTATGTTGGTAAGAACATTCTTTGAAACGTTACACCACATACCCAATCCCAATTAGCTTCTCTTAACCTTTCCAAGACACGGTGTGAATCCGTGCCTTCGTTAGGTACCTTCGTTACTCTCATGTACTGCATACTATGACCCGTCTTTAAGTGACCAAGTATCTGTATCAACCCAGTCAAATATATTTCCTTTAGTTATCTTACCGCTAGCTAATGCTGCCTTAGCTTTAGCTGCAAGTTCATCGTCACCATTGTCAATAGCTTTTGTAACACAATTATTAAATGTGTTTAATTGCTTCTCACTAGGTGCATCCTTCTCCCATTCACCGCTTGGTATATCCGTCATGTCATCTCCTTCTTTAACTGTTACTTCACCATCAAATACTTCAATGATATCATTTACTGCATCTGAATTATTTTTACGTTCTTCAAATGTATTCTTTTGTTTATCAATGTATGCAGCTGCAACTTCAATAAAAGTTTTTTGGTTATCATCAGTATAATCTGTGATACTATCTGGCATACCTGCCTTAACCTTTACTCTATCTGTTGTGTACTTCCATACATTAGCTGCAAACTTCTTATCACCTGCACACATAGTTAAGATTATCTCCTTCAATTCGTTAGAAGGGGATGTCACTTTGTCTTGTGCTGTAGGTTTTTTTTTAGGTGCAGCTGGTTTACTGTCAGATACTTTGCTCATCTCTTCTCTGCTTGGTCTAGGTTTATTGCTACCCTGGTACTTCCAGTTAGCAAGCGCTCTACCTATTGCAGATGTCTCGCAGTTCTCCATCCATGCGTCAGCATTAGCAAAGCCACCTTGACCCTTAGTCTCTTGTGCTGTACCAGTAGTCACTGGTCTTGCATCTGTTAGGTCTTTGTATAGTTCTGCTTTAATAGTTACACATGTACCGTCAGCAGTTATATGTACTATCTCTGTCTCTATTCTGCCGTCTGGGTTATCCTTCCAGAATGTTTTTAATCTATCTTCTACTGTCTCGTAGTTTTCTAAATTAAACTTCGCCATCGTTACCTTCCTTATTAACTATTGTGTACACATGCTTACGTGATACACCTGCTGCTTCTGCTATGTTATCTACTGTCATCTTTGTTGCATTCCTGGCATCAAACAAATGAGTAACCATATTGTTACGTGATTGTGTTTTTTGTTTGATAAGTTCAGCAGTCATCTTTAAATCCTGCAGTAATAACTCTTCATAACTTTGCAATTATCTTCTCCTTCCTCTTTTAAGTTCTTTGATTAAATCCTGAACCGAATCATTAACAGTCAACTCTAGTTCTAGTTCTGCAAGCAGTCTGTTAAGACTCTCTTCATCCCACTTACACATGTCATGCTGTGCTAGGTGCTAACATACCTATTTGTTTGTATGCTACATCAGCTAACGAATAAAATATTGATTGTTGAAATCTATATTGTTCATAGATTTGTAAACCCAATTCCTCCATATAAAAATCAAGTTTTTCTTTTACTTCTTCGTTAGTCTTACCCTCTCTCTTTAATCTTTGTGCTTCCAATACTGCATTCTCTCCCCAATCCATAATCTTTTGCGTTGCAATAGGATTGATTGGTCTGCTACTTTCAGCACGTTTAATATTCTCTTTGCTAAAAACTATTCCTTCATCAATCAAATGACGTAAGGTATCTATTCTTAACCCTTTAATTAAATTATGAGACATTATTTTTCCTCCCTTTACTTGGTTACAGATATTAAATACCGTAACCTTTTATTACATTTATTAGTATATATTATACACGTTACTTCATGTTACGCATGCGTTTTTTTGCATGACGATAACCTCTCCATGCCTGGAAGTTAAAGTAAGCTGCAAGTAGTGTGAATCCTACAGCAAATGCAGTGCCTGCTAGTAGAATAAATCCCTGTAAACTACACATATATCACCTCCTTATTTCTAATAGAATCTTATCCCTATCGGGGTTAAACAATGTAGAAGTACAACCACCACCGAATGCTGGACTTACATCTGCCATGTTCTCTGGCATTCCAGCTTGTATCTCATCATACTTCTCACAAAAATAATTACCTGGTGCATCACCACCTAGATACATACAAGCTAAGTTATCTTCGCTTGTTGGTTTACCGAACGGACATGGTCTCTGCTTGCAGCAGAAACCAGACCGAACACAAGAAGCAAACTCTATTGTTGCTCCTCTGATGCAAGCAAGATGCTGCATGCCTCATACACTTCCAAGTACCCATTGTATTTAAATACTTGTAATGCTTCACCTAACATGCAGTACTCTGTATAGCCCATGAACTCATGGACTTTTTCTGGATGTTCAATTAAGTTATCACCTAGTATCTCATCACTATATCCAATGATATCTAAGAACAAAGCAAATGGATTTTTGTTTGAAGCTGGTTCAAAGTTTTTACTCCACTCGTATAGTGCTGTTAATGTCTCCTTAACTGTTTGTATTTGTGTTAGCATTGATTTTGTTTTAGGCATTCTGCCCTCCTTTTATTGCGTACATTATTTAGACTCCACATCGTGAGAAAAGTTACACTTACAATCTAAAAAACTTTTATAGATTGTGCGCAAGTGTTGCATCTCTCTGTACTTGTGTATGTCTAAACCTTTATTCATTATCCTGGTGCGCAGCTGGTCAACGTGACACTGGACCATCTCGTGTAATGATTCGTGTCCGTATTTATTCTTCTTCATACTGCTTGATTTTTATTTCTAATTCATTATTTAATTCATCAAAGAATTTAGATAAATCACCTGCGTACCTTACCTTAAAATTTGTTATTCTTAAGGCTCTGTAAATTATGTCTTTTATATTATCATTCATGCTGCTGCTTGTACCTCTTGGACTCTCTCTACTTCCAAATAAAAATCTATCTCCGCATCATTAAAGATTCTTGTATCAACATCAAAAGTATTCCAACGTGTACCTCTGCGTCCATACTTCTTACTGTAATAAGCATCACTGTAATTTTTTTTCTTTGTGTATTCTTTAGTAATCCATTTACCATTGATGTCTTTGTAAACATCTATCTCATCCCATAGTTCTTGCAGCTCCTGCTTTGTACCATGCTTGACCCACTGCGTACCTTCCTTAATAAACCCCTGGTCTTTTAAGAAATTAGTTTTATTCTTACCAAGCACTGGCTTAACTGCATAAAGTTTTGCTATCTCTTGCATCATTGAACTGCAACCTCACCCTTCTTGTTAATGAAGAACTTACCGAAGAAATTTCTTGCACTGTATGGACTTGGTCCAACAAAAGTAATGTCTCCCCATTCTTCTAATGCTTCTTTAGTTAACACTCCATTGAACTGTTCACCGAACATGCTTACTTGCTCCAATGCAATCAT